ATCTGCGGCGACCGTGCGTGCCATGACCTAGTTGATGTAGACCTCGCCGTAGGAGCCGCGCTTGATCGTGAGCGTCGAACCCGTGACCTCGGAGGCGGCCTGGAGCTGGATGTTCCCCGTGGCGCTCGGGTTGCTGAGAATTCCCTCGACGGTGGCGATGAAAACCGTCGTGATGGCCGGGACCTGATCGGACACCACGGAGTCGCCGGAGGAGTTGATGTAGCCCGGCCACTCGATGACGGCCACCGTGGGGGCGGCGCTCTGCGCGGTGCCTGCGGCGGGGTTGGCGTCGGCCGTGCGCGGGATCAGCACCTTGGCCGAGACGTACCCTGTGACCGCAGGCGTCGTGATTCCGAGACGCAGGCCCGCCGTGGCGATCGTCGCCATCGAGAAGGCCACGCAGAACTTGAAGTAGTAGTCCAGGCCGGTCGTGGCGACCGGCAGAACCATGTTCGTGACGTTCGTCAGCGCTGTCGTGTTCGCCGCGAGCGCCTGGTCGGCCGTCGTGCGGCACGTCAGGCGAGCGTTGAGACGCGCTGCGACGCTCGTGAAGGTCGCCGAAGGGTCGGCCCCCAGCTCGTTTTCTGCCGCCGCCATGAAGAGCGCCAGCTTGTTGTGCTGCGCGGCGTGGAAGCCCTCGACCACATCGGAGCCGTCCTCCGTGCCGTCGCTGTGGCTCGTGTCGTTGCGCCACGCCGTGTCCGGCATCGACGAGTCGATCGTGGCTGGCCAAGTGATGGTCGCCATCAGGTACCGATGCTGGTCCCTCGCACGATGAATTCCACGGGGTACTCGCCCTCGCGGTCGTCGAACGAGAAGACCCCGCGCGCCCAGAAGGAGAACGAGTCGCCGACGAACAGCGTCGGCTCGCGGGCCATGATCGGCTGGCCCTCTTCTGCCCAGGCGCCAGGCTCTCCCAGCTCATCGCGCGCGAGCTGGACGAAGTTGCCGCCCTCGCCGCCGATCGCGATGGTCAGCTCGCGCAGATGGGTGTCGCCCGTGTTGTGGATGAAGATCTGCTGAGGCTCGCCGTAGGCGAAATCGGTCCCGGCCCTGATCTCCCCGAGGGCGATCATGTCGAAGGCGTCCGACCCGTCCTCGGCTCTCACACTGAGCGTGAGATTAGCTGGCATCCTCGATCGGCTCCGAGATCGTGTACTGGATCGTGCCGTTGCTCTCGTCGCGGACGACGGTGTTCTTCGTCGGCCCCGGCTTCGGGACCTCGACGTGGACGTTGACAACCGGCTGGGGAAGATTCTGCACGATCTTCTCGGCCATCTCGATGGCGTCCCGGTGGCGATGTTCGGAGACGGCCTCCACGGTGGCGTCGTCGTCCTCGTCCCACTCGGGATCGGCGGCCAGTCCTCCCAGCGTGAACTGCTGAGAGTCACTAGCGGCCAGGGCGTCCCGCCGTGCCTTCTGGGCCTCGTGGCGGTCCGGCTTCAGCCGCTTCTCGAAGAAGGCTTCCACGTCGGCAGAATCGTGGCCCATCGCTTCGAGCCGATGCGACAGCTCGCCGATGGAGTCGTCGTCCAGGCTGCCCAGCATCTTGCGCAGGTAGCCCTTCGGCATGGAGATCCGCACCTTGCGCCGGGCGCGCTTCAGCGGGCCAGTGGAACGGAGCGTCTGGTCGAGCCAGTCCACCAGGTCGTTCTTCCGCTGCTGCGTCACGGCGTCGAGGAACTGCTGGATGTCCACCTGTTCCGGGGCCTTCGCGCGGCCCTGAAGGAAGTCCTTGATGTCGCCCTCGTCCATCGTCTCGAACTCGCGCGCGGCCTCGCGCACGGCATCGAGCATCCGGCTGTACTCCACCGGGTCCACGTTGGCGGGCGGCTCGACCTTCTTCCTACCACCACCGCCGCCGGAACCGAACTTGCCGGAGCGCGTGTCGTGGAGCTTGTTGCCGGACTTCTGTCCGACCGCCGTCTTCGCGACGCCGGAGCCGGGCACGTCGGCCAGCAGAATCCCGTCCTTCGAGAAGCGCAGCATGGCTAGTCTCCGTCAAGAAGATCGGCCCAAGGTGGGCTTGGAAAGTCCAGTAGTACAAGGGTCACAGCGGCTTGAATGTCTTCGTCACTCATCGTGCGGTTGAACTGGTCCCACTTGAGCGTGGTATCGGCTGGAAAGGCGGTGCAACAACCCTTGTGTCCCTTCGGGCGCGCACACTTGGCAACGCGATCACACTTCTTCATGGTCAGCGCATCATTGAGTCCACCACCGCAAGCAGAGTTCTGCTCTCTGCCTCGGGGGTCATGTCGTTACTGAGGATCAGCACACCGTCGTCATAGTGGATCTCATCCGTGTCCCTGCGCTCGACGGTCAGCTCGACGGGAACCATCCGCCAAGCCAGCGTTCCGTTCGGATGCTCGTCCTCCTTGAAGGCGGCTTCGAGCGTGAAGATCTGCCCGTTTCGGTCCACGCAGTCGGCGTCGGTGTCGTCGCCGCCTCGGGCGTCGAGTGCCTGCACGCGGTTGATGCCTGCGGAACGGGCGGCCATCAGCGTGGCGGCGTTGTAGACATCGCGGACTTCGGTCCGCACGAGCCGGTCGGCCTTCCAGTCGGCGAAGTCGCTGAAGTGCGCGCGGGCGAGCTTGGCCAGCTCGTCTCGGTCCGTGACGCCCTCGGCGATCTGGCGCTCGATGAAGTCCCGCACCTCGGTCCGCGTGGTCTGGGCCACCTTGGAGGCGAAGTCGGCCGTGTGGCGCCGGATCCAGTCCTCGGCGTCCTCGTTATCCAGCTTGCCCTCGACGTTCGACCGGCGCAGTTCGATGGAGGCCGCGCGGCGCGAGAGCCGACCGAACAGATCCAGCGTCCGTTCGAGCGCAGGCTCCCACTTCGGGCTGGCCTTCCACTTCGAGATGATGCGGTCGGCGATCTGCCGGGGCGTGGCCAGCTCCACATCATCGCTCTGGAACTGAAGCGCCAGCTCGATCGGCTCGTCGTCTTCGGTCACGGCGTCGATCGCGTTCTCGTACTCGTCGCGGTACACGTCGCGGTAGAGGTTCCAGAGCTGCCGGGCGTAGCTGATGACCGTGGGGTCCTCGTAGTGCGGCGAGGGCGGCAGATTCTCGATGAACGAGTTGGCCGAGTCCGCCAGCATGATCACGTCGATCGGCGCGGGCTGGACGTAGGCGAAGCCGGTGGCCGTGGGGACAGGCGTGAGGCCCACCGTCCCAGCGCCGCCCGCCACCGGGGCCGGGGCATTGGCAGCGGCGGCCTGGGCTTCCAGGTCGGCCTGGCGGGTCTCCTGTTCCGCGACCGAAAGAGTCGGGATGCCACGGTCGGTGAGGATCTTCTGGATGTCCACCATCTTCTGGATCTCACGCGCGCCAGACTCCTGCTGGCCAACGAGCTGAACCAGCTCGCGCATGAACTCCACGTCCTCGTCGCCGAAGCCCTGGACGATGACCTCGGCAGATCCTCCGGCCTGGACGAACTCGGGGTAGTTGACCGCGAGCCACTGGGGGATGACGTAGCGGTTGAGGTGCTGGACCATCTGCTGGTTCAGCACGGCCTGGGACTCGACGAAAGATTCGCCCATCTCGGCAGCGACGTTGCGCGAGCTGGTGCCGCCCTTGCCTTCGAGGAACGCCTGCTCCGGGATCCACAGGGAGCGCAGCTTGGCCACGTCGAGGTAGTCGAACGATCTGTCGAACGGCTCGAAGTCCACCGCGTCCTTGGTGAACGCGATCTCCCACTGGCGGATCGTGCCACGCCCGTTGGCGTCCTCGTAGACCTCGGACGGCATGGCGATCACGCCGCCGGACCGAATCCGTTCGCCCATCGCCAGCGCGTACTCGCCGTAGCTCGTGCGCTCGCCCGAAGCGGGGTCGATGAACTCCCCGTCCGGGTGGTAGACGATGACGCTCGGGTCGCCCTTCTTCTCGAAGGCGCGGTCGGCGATGGCCCAGCGGAAGTGCCAGCTCCACCACGGCTTGTAGGCGTAGCCGAGGCGGGGGTAGCCGAAGATCGAGCCGAAGTTCTGCTCGCGCTCGTTGGTGATCCACAGCGAGTGGGCCAGGTCGATCTTGAAGGTCTCTTCCTTGTTCGTTCCGCCTGCGCCACCGGAGGAAGCGCGGGCGCCGATCGTGCTCAGGAAGGTCTGGTAGGCCGTGCCCGCCGGGGCGTACTCGATGCCGTCGAACTCGCCCAGGTTGTTCCACACGGGCGTCACGCCCTCGGGGCGCAGCGGCACGAAGTCCTTGATGGCGATCGGCTGGATCCCGCCCTCGGACCAGATGCCCTTTTCTGTCCGCGTGCCGTCGTCGGCCGTCTCGATGAAGGTGCCCGCCGGGACGCGGAACTCGAAGCGCTTGACGCTGGCCTGAAAGCCGAAGTCCAGGCTGTTCATGTACTGCAAGACGAAGTTGGCCCAGACGCGACGCAGGTTCTCGTCGAGGTGGGCCGCGATCTGCGCGTTCGGTCCGCTGCTGTCGAGCGCATTGACGTACCACCGCGCGCGCACATGAGGCGTCTTGATGAAGCTCAGCCCGAACCCGATCATCGGGTCGCGCCGCATCCTGCGGAGCTGCGACAGGGCGATGCGCTCGGTCTCGAACGGGTCGCCAAGCTGGTCGGCGACATCGCGCCAGTTGTTGAAGACCGACGACAGGCGGGTGGAGGGTGCGACCTCCTTGCCGCCTACGGCAGCACGGATTGAGGCAGCCTCTTCGGCGGTCAGGTCAGCGCTGGGTGCGCCGTTCCCTGACGTGCGCGTCACCTTCACGGGCGGCATCTACGTCCTCACTCTCGTCACCGGCTCACCCAGGCTCTTCCGCCACTCGTCGAACTCGTCCTTCCGACCCTTGAAGCCTATCGGCGGCATGGGCGCGTTGTCCTGGCGGACAGAAACCGAAGTCCGCTGGATGGTACGGGCCTGGGGGAGCGTCGTGCCGATCGCGCGGCGCTTGACCTTCTTGATGTTCGCGAGCGCGTATCGGAAGTTCGACATGCAGTGGTTGAACTCGTCGAGCTGCTTGGTCGGATCTGCCGCTCGCTCATCCCGGCGCCACGCCTTGATCTCCTTCACGAACATGGGGCACTTCTCCCCGTCCACGAACATGAGATCGTCGTCGAACACGTCCTTCACGATCTTGATGTGCTCGTCGAACTCGCGCGTCGTGTGCCAGACAGTCAGCAGACCCTTGGCCTTCCAGTCCATCCGGGCAGCCTTGCCCTGGGGGTCGGCGTAGCGCTCGTAGGGGCGCCAGTGCGGCCAGATCGCCCGGTACTCAGCTTCCTTACGCTTGACTAGCTCGGCCAGCTTGTCATTGCCGATCTCCGCGACGTAGATCTCGTCGAAGCAGACGAGAGTGCCCTCGAACAGACGCTTTCTGCTGCGCTTCGCGGGATCGAGCTGCATCCACTCGTCCACGTCGATCTCGACCGTGAGGTACTGGTACCAGTTCACGGCGTGAGGGTTCGTGCCGCCCCAGTCCACCGCCTGGAAAATCGGTCCGTTCTCAGGGTCGGGGACGAAGCCTCTGATGCAGTGCTTCTCGTCCTTCCACTGGGGCACGTAGTGGAACTTCAGCTCGGGCTTGGAGCAAAGCTGCTGGACCTCGAACGTCTCGCGATCGTTCTCCTTGAACTGCTTCACCGTGTCCTGGTAGGGCTGCCAGCCACGACTGCGGTGGAAGTCGCCAGCGCACACGTCACGCAGGAGGCGCGGCGAGCCGTCGTCCCACTCTCCCCGCCGGTGCTTGTGACACGGACACTTCAGAGCGTCGGGCAGATCCGGCCGGGCGACCTGGCAGTTCTTGACCTGCGCGGCGGTCTCCTTGATGCACCACATGTAGAGCTTGCGCGGCGGCGTGTAGCCCTCGGAGATCGCCTTGTCGATCTCGTTGATGAGGGCCTGCACGCGGCCGGACGGACCCTTGCGCGTGGACGTGGCGATGTCCTGCGGGATGATCTGTCGGCCGTCGCGCGTCTTCCCGGAGACCGTCATGTTGCGCGACTCCTTCCAGGTGTCGTCGCGCATCAGCTCGATCTCGTCCGCGTGGCTCTTCTGCGGGTGAGGGCCGTTCACGGCCTCGGCGGTCGTGCCCAGCACCTCGATCTTCGACCCGTTGGTGAAGATCGTCTCCTTCATCAGCGACGAGACGACCTCGGGGATCCGGTTCCCGTCCTGGTCGTAGACCCATTGCTTCAGGTGGGCGTAGGCTCGGAACGACTGAGCCTCAATAGCGCCGAACGTGCAGGACTCGCAGCCGGGCTTGAAGCGAGAGTTGAGCCAGTGCAGCACGGCGACGAGAAAGGTCTTGGCGCCGCCTCGATTCGCGACCCCCAGGGCCGCTTCTGTCCGCTCGAAGAAGAGATCCGCGAGGAAGTCGAACGGGGCTTGATGGTCTGCGCAAACGGCCACCCTCGGAATGTCGATGCCAAGCTCGGCGATGAGCCAGTCGTGCAGCTCGTCGTCGTCCTGCGGACCCTGGTCGTGGAGCCTCTGCTCAAGCTCCCGCTGGGCCTCGAACAGCTCGTGAAGTTCGTCGTCCGACAGATTCCCCAGGAGCGCGAGCATCCCCTCGGCCGTGTCGGGGACCTTCGGCTTCGAGAGATTGTGGAGATCGCTCACTCGTCCGCCTCGTCCACCACTTCGGCATCGACGATCGTCTCGGATTCGAGACGGCGCCGGAGGATGGACGCGGAGGCTCCGGAGGTGAGCTTCTGGGACAGGATCGACAGAAGTTCGTCGCGCGAGTGCTGCTTGGCCTCGGACTCTTCTTCCCGGAGGACCATCTTCGCTTCCTCGCGCTCGATCTCGTGCAGGGCCATCGCGCCCTTCAGCCGGATCGAGATCGGCTGGCTGTCGTCGATCGCATCCTTGAAGACCTGGATGATGTCGCGCGCCATCTCATCGGTCTGCGCGGCGTCGGCGACACGCTCGGAGACGCGCTTCTTCTTCGGCCGCCCGCCCATCCGACCGAACTTCGCCCCGCCGAACGTGCCTGCTGCGTGACGCTCACGAGCGAGCCGGGACAGCTTGTCGCGCGCCTCCGGTGACAGCTCGCGCTTCTTCTGCCCATTCTGCTCGGCCATGTAAGGCACATGGTACCCACTCATCAAACCTCTGGGTACAGGATGTATGTAATCTCCGGAGCGTTTGCAATGTGGGCCACCTCGTCCACCATGCTGAGGTGGATCTTGCTCTGCTCGCCCGATCGCACCCCGTAGACGCGCCGCGTGAGTGCGTCGCCCAGTTGGGTAGTCGAGGGGCGGCTACCGTTCAGGCTCTCGAACCACTCGATGAACGGCCCGGCGTCCACGAGAGGCGTATCGTCGATGACCTTGCGGTTCTCGAAGAGCTTCGAGCGTGGCTGAATGCCAGCAGCTCGGCGACGGCCCTCGGAGTAGATCCTCTGGTACTCGCGCCAGTTCTCGGCGTACTCGGGATCATGTGCCATGCGCCAGCGATGACGCTCACGGCGCCGGTGCAGAGCATCCTCACGGCTCATCTTCTGCCGGGGCTTGTCGCTCTTACGCTGCGCGACGCGGTTGCACGACTGGCAGACGCCCTGCCACTCTGTGGGGTTGCCCTCTTCGTCACGGCGCCGGACATGGAAGTCGATCAGCAGGCGCCAGCGACCGCACTTGCCCTGGCAGAACTTTCTGCCGAGGACCACGAAGTCCTTCTTGTTGGCGGGCGGCTTGTGGCGCGGGCAAGTGCAGCCCGGCTCGCACTTCCGCCGGTAGGGCTTGTGGATCTGACCGCCACGCTGTCGTCGCCGGTGCTGTTCCTCTTCGCTGAGCTTCAGCCCACGACGGCGCATGTGCTTGACCAGAGTCGCGGCGGGGATCCCGAACGTCTCGCGAACCTTTCGCTGTGACATCCCCCTCATGTACTCGTCTACTGCACGGTCAATCAACTCGATTGGATGTCTCATTCCACCGTGTAAATACGAATAAATGTAGCGGGCCACTCACCCCAGTTTCTCTCCAAGGCGGCCCGCACAAAGCGAACGTCGTCGCGGTATGCCCGCGAGTTCAGTGCATCACACACCAACTTGAGCGCGTTGTCCAGGTCAGGCTTCTTGCGCTCGGGATACGGGTGCTTCTGACCCTCAGTAGAAAGCGACCCGTCCTTCTTGAAGTGCCCCTTCGGCCGGACGACCGTGATCTGCATCTCGATGCCCAGCGGGGCGTCGTCCGGCATCCGAGGCTCACCCTGCTCACGCCAGACTGCCCGCACGTCGTTCTCGCTGATGATGTTCGAGGGCGGCTGGTGGACCTGGCCGGTGACCTTGTTGAAGCGGGGACGCTGCTTCGTTGCAGCATCCCCGCTGATCTTCAGCTTGATCTGCGCGCGCGGCAGCGCCAGGAAGGGGTTAGCTTCCGGGGCGGCCACGACCGATCTTCTGCCCGGACTGCTCCCACTCGTCCTGGCGCATCGTGTGGATCCGCGACATCTGCTCGACGAGCTTCTGGTAGGCGTCGCGCTCCTGCTTGGCCTGGGCCGAGAAGATCTCGTGACGACGCTGCTGGCGGCGCCACGACACGATCGCATCGTCGGCCTCGATCTCGGCTTCGAGGATCGAGACTCGCTTCTCCTTGCCGTTCTCGTCGTACTTGTCGCTGGCGTTCAGCAGATCCCGGTGGATCTCGTCGGCGGCCTGCTTGCAGTGGGTCGCCATGCGGTCCTCGTACTGGACGATGAACGCCTTGTAGTAGGCGAGCTGAGCGTAGGCCCAGTGGAGCTGCTGAAGCTCGGCGTTGCCGACCTTGGTGATGTCCCACGGCAGCTCGGGGATGTCGTCCTGCGGCGGGGGCGTCGGCATGACGAGCCGGTCCCGGCGCAGTTCGGCGTCCACGGTCTCGCGGAGCTTGGCGTAGTCGCTCGGCTCCTGCTCGATCGTCTCCTTGACGGTCGGCTGAGGCTCGGCGGGCGTCTCGGTCTCGACGGCCGTCTCCGGCTCCGGCGTGACCGGCTCTTCCGGCTCGGGCTTGGTCTCCGGCTCCGGGTCGGGGGTGGCGGGCGTCTCCGGTTCTGCCGGTTCTGCCGGTGCCGTGGTGTCCGTGGCACCCTTGCCGGTCTCGCCCGCTTCCAGCTTCTCGGCGGCCTTGGTCAGCGTGCCGATGATGCCCACGCGACGCTTGTGCGCGTGCTCGTAGGCCCAGACATTCGCGAGCAGATCACGAAGCTCGGCCTCGTCGTACTCCGTGACGGCCGCCTCGATGCCCTTCTGAATGTCAGCAGCCTTCTCGGCCTCGTAGCCGTCCCACGGCTCGACCTGCGCGAGATCCACCGGCTCGTCGGCGCCGGTCTCGGCTACGGTTTCGGTCGGCGGCGTGGCCTGAGCAGCCCCTTCGGGGTCAGGCTCGGGTTCCGGCTCTGCGGGCGGGGCCGTGGCCTCGGGTTCTGCCGGGGCGGCACCGTTGCCGTTCAGCGTCGCCTCGGCGATCTTGAGGATCGACTCGACCTCGGGGCCGCGCACGTACTGGTTCCACGCGGTCTGTGCCATCTCGACGAGGCTGGTGGCCTCTTCGACGGCCTTGGCGTCGTCCTCGGGGATCGGCGCCTCGTAGGTCTGATCCGCCTTGGCCTGGGTGAGAATCGCCCTGGCTTGCGTAGCGTCCAACTCGTTCTCCTTCCGATACCAGACACCCGGAACCAACTCGTAGCACCCCGCCGCCTCCGCAACGCTGTACGCCGCGTCAGTGGCATCGCAGTACGTGATGGCTTCGAGGGCGTCTTTGACTAGTTCCTCTGGGTTTCCTTCTACACTGTTGCTACGCGCTGTCTGCTGAATTGCTGACTGTCGCGCCGCGCTCAGGTACATCGCTGGATGCTTGGATCTTAGCGGATTCTGCCACGTCAGCCCACGTCTTGGCCACACGCCACCGGGCCTTGGCGGGGTCGTAGTCCGGGCGGTGCCGCTGTGTCCGATTGACGCCGACCGATTCGGACAGCGTGAAGATCTTCTGCTCGTGATCGAGCTTGCACGTCTTCTTGTAGTTACAGAACTGACACGGTGGATAACTCCACCGCCAGCCCATCGGATGCTTCGTGCCGAGGACCGGGCTGGGCAGAATGTCCTCGTCGAAGAGCTTGGACCACTCCTTCAGGCGGGCGAGGCCCTGCTCGAAGAACTTCGGGTCGTAGTCCACGCGGAACTCGGCCGTGTGGATGGGGTTGTCGCGCGAGAGGTAGAAGATGACGCCGTGGTCCACGGGGTCAAGATCTGCCCACAGCTCGCCGGACTCCTGAGCTGCGCGGACGAGGCCAAGCTGGGCCTTGATCTGGGTGACGTGGTTGGAGTCGGGACCTTGGGCGCCGACCTTCATCAGCTCGATCACGCGGTGGAACTTGCTCTTGATCTCCACCGGCAGCGGCTTGTTCCAGCCGGGCGGCAGAATCACGCTGTCCACGGAGCCGGTCATGCGGGCTTCCTCGACCTCGAAGCCGGTCTGGATGGGGTCGTCCGGCGGGGCGCTGAGCAGAATCCCGGCGGCGTGCCACTTCGAGACCAGCTCGATCTCGACGCCCTTCCCGGCGTCGGCCGTCACCGTGAGCATCCGGTTCGGCGGCGCGTCCTGGGCGAAGTCCATCATGCGGTAGAGCGACTGCCGGGAGCAGGCCATCGGGTCGTCGCCGGGGAACTGCGAGGCGTGGAAGGAGACGTGCCACGGGCGCCCGTGCGGAGCGTCGCCGTGCTGGTTGCGGAACTGGTCCCAGAGGATGTCGTGGTAGAGGCTCTGGGTCAGCGGCTCGACGAGACGAAAGACCTGCATCCTCGACAGCATCTCGACTCGCGTGAGCTTGCGGAGCTGCATCGTCGAGCGCAACTTCATGGAGAGGATCGTCTTTCTGTCGTAGATCATCGAGACTCGATTCTGTCGATCATCGACAGCGGCATTTCCAGTCGGGATCGACTGCCCTGGACGGTGATCCAGTCGTCGAGCTTGGTGATGACGCCCTCGTGTTCTGCCGTGCCGGGGCCGTAGGCACGATCGTACTGCCAGTGAACACGAACTCGATCGCCGACCTTCAGTCCCTCGGCAGGGTTTCCGGCCCGCGATTCTCGGGCTTGACCTTGTAGCCCATGTTCAGCAGGGCGTTGATGTCGTTGTCCCGTGCGCCCTTCCAGTGGAACGACTTGTGGACCTTGCGGCCCTTCGGGTCGGTTCCAACGATCCGGTAGGGGCGCTTGTACCAGCCCTTGCCCCTGACTGGCATCAGTCGTCGTCCTCTGCGTCAGTCGGGACAGTGAAAGCCAGCTCGACGAAGTGAAGTTCATCAAGTTCGGAGATCACCTCTTCGATCGTCTCGACCTGGACCACGCCGGGCAGGTGCCAGAAGATCGAGTCGCGCTGGCAGCCGGGCAGAATGATCGCGGGCTTCTCGTCGCTGACCGCCATGCCGAACTCGATCAGGGCGCCCATCAGCTTCTCGTGCCCACAGAGGACCAGCGCGTCGGCGTCCCAGACGCCCTTCTGCTCACGCTGAGCGAGCGCCTGGGCCTGCTCGGGATCGTCCCGCCAGGTCTTGCCCTCGTCGGCGTCGCGGATCTCGCCCTCGTCACCCCACCACTTGAACGTGATGAGATGACCAGCGTCCTCGATGGCGTCGGCGATCTGCTCCGCGCGCGCACGGTCCTTGATGGACGCGGCGACGTAGACCTTCATGTGACCGGCATCCAGTCGGACTCGGGCGGCAGCGGTCTGTCCTCGACCGCCGTCCAGTAGCCGAGATAGTAGGCGTAGCTCACGGCCGCCACGAAACTAAGACCCAGCAGAATCTTTGTCTTCACGCTTCCACACCTCTCTGTCCGAGACGATCGTTTGCGGGCACTTCTC